GGTGGCTGTAAGCAGCATCACGCACGCTGCTGGCGTGGCAACCGTGACTACTTCTGCGGAGCATGGTTACTCGACAGGCGCGGATGTTACGGTTGCCGGTTCAAGCGACACAGAATTTAACGGACGCTTCAATGTGACAGTGACCAGTGCGACTACTTTTACTTACGAAGTGACGAGTAGCACCACGCCTGCTGGCGGTACTATTACTGTCACGAATAATCAGGATTACTGGAAATGTACGGTTATCACTACGGCGGGGCAGAGTCCGGTGACTACGAGCGGAAGTTGGAGTGCGATTTCGACGATCATGCCCAATGCTACGCACGGCGTTTTCATTGCCAACCGCCTGACCGCACCGACGAAGTACGATGCAAGTTCCGTGGCTTATGGGAACAAGCGGCAGTTCGTAAGTGTGTCGGACGCATTAGATGAAATACATACATATTTCAACCAAATCTTCCGAATCAATTTCGGTAGCGACAGCGAGATTCAGGACTTGGTAGTTTACGGTGAGAACCGTCTTCTAATCTTCACCGATAAAGATGTTAGCATGGTAACAGGCTACATCGTGGAAGGCACGAACGCGACCTTCGGATCGAGCGTAGCGATTCAGCCTGTCGTACATAACTACGGTGTGTCCGGCAGAGGCGCAGCGGTAGTGGTGGGCAGCGATTGCTACTTCTATGCGAGCCGCCGGGGCATCGTTTCACTCGCACAAACGGAACAGAGTAAGGTGCGCGGTGTGGACGTTCCACTGAGCGAACCGATCCAACCGCTGATTGATCGTATTGATCCAAGGCATGAAGACAAAATACGCATCGCGTGGTGGGACAATAAACTTTATTGCGCCGTGCCGCTTGACGATGGTTCGGCAGGCAACAACGCCCTGCTCGTTTATGATTTCATTCTATCGCAATGGGTTTCGCACGACAGCGGCACAGCGATAACACCCGCAGAGTTTTTTACTGCAACCTACAACAACTCCCGCCGACTGTTTTATGTTGGCACGGACGGATTCTTAAATCTTATCGAGGAGAACGATTCGGGCGACGACTTGGCGGACTTGTCGCAGGCAGACGGCTTGGCGACTACCGACTTTGAAAGCTACCTGCTCACTCGCGGCTACCATACGAACGACATCGACCACCGCGAGTTCAAGACAGCGGCGGTGAACATCTCAACGTGGAATCCTAACTTTACCCTCAAGGCCAAGACCGATGGCGCGAACGAATCGCAGACGTTGGTGGCGGATCGCACGAAGTCACGCACAGCTTACTATCGCCCTTTCGATGCTGCGCCATATCAAGAACACAACAACAACAACGATCACTCCAATCCGTATCGTGCGGATTACAGTGTCGAGTTGGATGTGGACGCTGACACAATAATGACTGAGGCAGATGATGTGATTATCACAGAGGCCAGTGACGGCGTGATTTACGAGGCGTCAGTGGGCGGCTTCGTTCTTGGCAGTGCTGGCGTAAACTTTAACCGCTTCCAAGAAACTCTGGAGCCATTTGCACTGACACCGCGCGGTGGCCGCTACACTCAACTGGAGTTAACCAACAACTCCGGGCGAATTAAAATCAATCAAGCAACATTAACGAATACACAAGGCGACCGCACAATCGGCGTCAAATCGTAAGGGAACATTATGGCAGTATCAGCAACAGTTTCGCCGGGTAAGATTTTTTCGACAGACGAAACAATCACCATCAGCGAGTTAAACAAACTTGGCACTCCAACCGTTGACATTTCCGGGGCGGTGGGGTCGCTTTCTTTATCTGACGGCAGTGTGACCAATGCTAAAATTGCGGCGGCAGCAGCTATCCAACTCGACAAGTTGGCGAGTGGAACCAGCGCACAGGTGGTCGTGGCGAACAGCAGCGGCGTACCGACCTACGTTGCCCTGAGCGGCGATGCGACTATCAGCAACGCAGGTGCGTTGACCTTGGCGGCGGATAGTGTGGACAGTGATCAATATGTGGACGGCTCGATTGATGCGGCGCATATGTCCGATAATGCAATCACTCCAGCGAAAATGGAGGATGGCACTCAGGGTGATGTTTTAATTTACGGGGCATCCGGTGCGCCTGAGAGGCTGGGTTTTGGCACTTCGGGTCAATTTCTGAAAACCCAAGGGACGGGAGCGAATGCAGTTTGGGCGGATGCGCCAGAAGGCACGGTTAAAAAATATTCTACTGGATGGGTTCAGACGGTTGGAGGCACGACTGTGGCCGATGGGGCAACGCTCACTGTTCCTCATGCACTGGGAACCGCCGACATCATTGTTACTGTTTACGCTAACGCCACTGATTCGGATTCGGGGTCGCAACAGGTCGTGAACCAAGAATGGGCCGGATCAAGTGGATTCTTTTACGGGGCATACGTTGTCAGTCCAGCTTCTGCAAATGTAGTCGTTCAGCTTGCTGCCCAAGGATACACGAAAGGAAGCACGAGCGGCAATTCTCCCACTACGACTAGCTGGACGGGCGATTATATTAAAATTGTCGTAATGGGATAAATGAAACCGTGGCAAGCAGCAAAGAAATGGCACACAGAAAACTCAGAGATACCGTTCGAGGAATTGTTA